GTTAAAACTCCCATTGTCTTTCCTGCTTATCTCCAGATGGAGAGTCTCTTTGAATTGCTCATGGTAAAGCATAAAAAGAGAGTGGAAGGCTCTATGAATCCCGCGGATATAGAATCTGTGTTAACAAAATTATCTGGTTGGTACCTCACAAAGGGGTTCTCCAATCAGTTTGTTGATTCTTATTTGCGTTACGACTCGACGACACACTTCTTTGTTTCTGTTGAACTTGGGCTCCCTATACATACTTTGTTGAAAGATGTTCGGGATATAGCTCTTGATTTCGTTAGACGAATGAAAGAGCTTTGTCAGCTTTTCGGTTGTGAAATGACCGAAAAGGTTGAAGCCCATGAGTATATGAAATATTATCTGTTAGTTCTATTTGATCAGGTTCATTCTTCGATCAAATTACAGACGAATTTCATATTCACTCGATTCTATGGACTTGAAAGTCCTGAGGGAATTTTCGTACCGGACTTTCTTCCGAGACCCTTAAAACGGATTATAGCGAGGATGGGAGAGGGGAATCCTAATTCGATTCGTCGAATGAAGAATCAATCTCTTATCTACACTATTTTCCAGGGCTGGAAGAAGGGTCTCTATGGAGGATTCCCTTCAATGGTTGCAAAATCTCTCAAGAAGCACGAATTAGCCTTAACAAAAGTTGAGACCATTCCTGCTTGGTTAGAACATCGTTTGGACGACCTTTTAGTTCAAATGTCCGAGGAGCTTAAGCTCGATTGTAATCCTGATAATTTACTTGATTTATTTCAGGTAGGTGACAGGGCAACAATCGAGTCTAGCTTCTCTGATGGAGGGGAATTAGGATATGCCCATCGTGAAGCCCAGAGGAAGTTTCCTACCTCTGAGGTCAATCTTGGGTATGTCCGTCCTTCCATCAATAATTCCAATGCTTCGGATTGGGAGCAGTGCCTTCTCCAGGAAGATTTAGATCCCGTACCCATTACGGGTCTGGGACCAATTTCTTCCCTCGGGGATATATGGTCTGCACTCAACTCTGGCATTGAAGAAGATGTTCTTCATTGGAGATATAGGGACCTATCTGGTGAACGACGGCCCTTACGGGTTAGTCCCGCTTGCATCATTGAACCTCTGAAGGTTAGAATAATTACTAAACCAGAGGTTGGAACTTTCACAAAACTTAGATATTTCCAAAAGAAGTTATGGAAATACTTAAGTAACCACCCATCAGGATGTTTTTCCCTCACCGGGAAGTCACTGGATCGATCAGATCTTTGGGACTTGGTGTTGGACTGGCAGCCCGGAGATAAGTTTTGCTCCGGTGATTATTCCGCGGCCACCGATAATCTTAAACGTTGTATTTCCGAAAAGATTATTAAACATCTATTCGGAAGGATCTTTTTCAGTGATCATTCATCATTTCTTTTAGCTATGGAATCCATGGTTAATAATGATGTGATTTACTCTGAATCAGCCTTTCCGAATGACCTTCTTTATCATGCTGAATGCAAAGCAAATGCCAAACGGCATTATGCTCAGAAGGTTATGGGTTTTGAATCGAGTTTCTCTAAAGAAAACCCTCATGCCTATCATCAAACTAATGGTCAGTTGATGGGCAATGTTCTTTCGTTCCCTATACTTTGTATAGCGAACTATCTAGCTTACCACGTTTCTCAAGAGCTCAGCTGTAAACATACCCTAGACCTTTGGGATGTTCCTTCTGTATTAATTAATGGAGACGATATTTTATTTAAATGTAAAGATAAATTTTATAATATCTGGCTCCAGGTAATTAAACAATTTGGTTTTGAGGCCTCTCTCGGAAAGAATTTGCTTTCCGATCGGGTCCTCCAAATTAATAGTGAGCTCTATTATGTGGTTACTAGTGATCCGAATCATGATGCCAATTGGAAATGTGTGAATTTGATTAGAATTCCATTTCTTAACTTTGGCCTTGTTACCTTTCGAGGGAAACAAGATTGCTCTCGAGATCTTCGACAGCTCCATAGCCGGGATTTTACTATTCACACATCGGTTTCTGATTGGGACCAATGGGAGGAACAGAATATCGGCCGAGCTATGTGTGCTTCGGAGATCTATGATTCAGCGAAAGAATGTGCAGGTTTTCTGTGGAAACAGGGGGGAGAAAGTATTTTTCTTGCTCATTTCAAATTCTTGCAGGTCCTTTTTCCAGGACTCATGGTAGGAACGCCAGATTCAGCCTCTTTGAACAAATGTCTGTTTAAGAGCTCCGGGGGAGTTAGACTCCCACCGCAGCTTTTAGAACAGATTAGTAAGAATTATCCTTCCCTTCGTCTAGAAAAGACGAGGTGGAGATATTTCCGAAGTTCAAGAGATATTCATCGCCGATTTTGTAGTCCTTCTTTACGAAATCACCTTCTTATTCTGGCTGAGAATCGTCTCAACAGAATTAGAAGAAAATTTCGGAAGTATAATAACTTCCGAAGGAGCGTGAATATGGATCCAATTGAGTTTATAAAAGACCTGCCTGAGATGGGCATGGAGCTCGAGTTAGTGTGATTCGAAGCATTCTT